GAGCATTCGAGCCCTTAGTTATTAAATTCTCATAAAAACCTCGAATTGCAACTGTCTCCTGATCGGTTATATCGGTGGTTACTCCACTCATATTAATTTTAGGTTTAACAAACGTTTCGCCGTCTGAAACCATAGGATTCTCATGATGATAAGGGAACGGTTTCTTATAAGAAGTAGATTTCAATGAGTTATTAATATCGTTCATCTGACCGGAAGACACAATCTCAGTTCCTATTTTTATAGATCTAGGAGTTAGACTACGTTTCACAGTTTGTTGGCTATTCTCAAAGGTTTCTTCTAAAAGGTAAGCCTTAACCTTCAGACTGAATGAAGACCTGACCGATCTATCTTTATCCCCACTATTTTCCGTGGTAAACGTATAGTCATTTGCATAAACTCTAAATTTAAACCTCTTTGGATCTCCCCAATATTCCTCACATGCGAAATTAATTTTCTGAACAATTGTATTTAACTGTTCGATATACTCACACCAACAATTAAATTCATAAGTGACATCGATGTGGTCCGGTAAAGTTACGCCGAACACTTGATGAACCGGTTATACTGTGTTATTTAATATAGAAAATTTGTCATATTTATTTTTTTCATCAAATTTCCTTAAAACCGGATATGTCAAATGTCTATTCAACGTCATCAGATTTGTATCTTTTGAAAAGCTGCTTCTCTTAAAGACCATTACAGGAAGTTGTAATTTTCCCTGTTGGTCACGCAGCACGCCATCCTGTTGTATAGCCTTCCATTTTTCAGGAGAAGCGTAATGAATTGGAACCTTTACACTCTGACCATTATCGAGAACGTGAATATTTATAATTTTATCGATGTGTGAATAGATGGCGGTATCAACGTCAATTAACTGAACCGTGAAGTTTTTTATACTATCCTGATCTCTGCGGATATTCAATGCTCTGTTTTCAGAACTTTTAATTTCACCCATTCCAGAATTCAACTGAATGTTGTTTGGTGCCGGATTGTTAGTGTTTCCCTTCCATGACATATACGTAATAGGTTATTTAATTCTGTCTATCAATTAAGTTTATTTTTGAGAATCGTGAATAATGCGTATTGCAGATAATCGATCTACTCTTATCAGGCTGTCCTCCGTCAAATTGTTCCTGCACGACATTATCAATTTCATGATACCTTTCATTAAATAGTACAAGATCTCCAACTTGCGGATAAAAATTTACATTCTTTAACATCTTTTCTCTGAATTTAAATACGGTTGACTGAACACGATCCGGTCCGAAATCCTCGTCATCAGTCGTTATATCACCTCTGTCTATTATAGCAGAAATTTCGATGCCAGCGAAATAAAATTTTCCATTCGACTGATCAGTTTCACCATAAATGTTGGTCTTTGTCTCATCGGGCGCAATCTTATACAGAGATACAATTGTCTGAATTATATCTCCCATAAACTCAGCATTGAAAGAATCCATCAACAATCTATCTCTAGCCGAAAAATATCTACCGGAATAATCAGACATATATTTAAAGTTTATCCGATGTAAATTAAAGTTGGAGCACGTTTCAAGATATCTTGAGTTTTTTCAGCTTTAGTAGCACCCGCCTCAAGCTGTTTATCCGTTGTCATAGAATCTAACATTTCCCTCAACTGAGTTATCAATGCCTCTTTTTCACTAGAAGCTTCCGTTCTTAACGCATCTCCGTCCAATGTGATGTCACCACCCGGTATTGTAACAGTTGAATATTTAGAACGAACCGCGCCCAAAAGTTCTTTACAGAGAGCTAGAAAGTATTTTTTAATCCATTGTCTACCAACTGAATTTATGGTATAATACGGAATATTTTGATAAGGTATATTGGAATAATCTGACGATTTTTCATAAGCAGAACCTGATATGAATATGGATAGGTTCTTATCGTTCTCAACATAATATTCAAAATAGACCTTATATGCTACTCTTGGGATTGGGAAAATCTTTAGTTTATTATTCACCAATTCAAAACTATAACTGCTTTTTCGAATCATATCATTGAATTCAATAGCTTGACCTCTCAATAAATCTTCGAAAAGGGGTGTCATTAGAAATTGCGTCGCGGGTGAATAACCAGCAAATCCCAATTCATTTAAAACATTGCCGTAACTAGCTCCAGTCATGGCGAATGGATCGTATATTCTAGAAAAAGCGGGCACCTGATTATGAAATATCCGTCGGACTTCAATTCTGTTGAAGCTCTCAGAAACATTCCCCCATAAACTTTGTAAATCATATACTTGTTGATCAACTTCTAGATTAATATATCCTGTCTTAATATCTACTTTTCCACCAACCATAACCTCCGTGCCATAAGCATTGGAAATATTAACTACATAATTTAAACCAGAATCCACTACAGCCTTCCCACCCGCTTGATTTGATCTATTTTGACCTATGAGATTTAAGTAATTATTTTTAATATTAAACTGATTTACCTGTGCACTATATTCAGACACAGACTCTTCAAAACACGCATAAAAATTGGCACCCAATAATTCAATCTCAATAATTGGATATCCCAATCTAATAGCCGCCCACTTGGAAGAATTAAAACAATCAGCGGTGAACTCAGAATCAGCGTCATACAACCCAAATGGCGTAGACCCTGATACCGCAGAGCCGCTCCCCGGCCACCTTATTCTGTCCTGATCGATTCCTATTGGCATATAACATATAAATAGTAAATCTGATAAATAAACACATCTATTAATTAAAATGTTGACATAATCGGTTAACAAGATATCATATAATATATGATTATGGAATTAAAGGGAGATCTACTTAAATCGGAAGTAGACGCAATTGGACACTGTTCGAATTGTTTCGGTGTTATGGGAGCCGGCATTGCAAAACAAATCAAAGATAACCTATCGGAAGCCTTCGATGCCGACTCCAAAACCAAAGTCGGTGACAGATCTAAACTTGGTTCCTTTTCAATAGGAACAATCACACAACCTAAAGTCAAAACTTCCATAAAATATGTCTATAATTTGTATGGGCAATACTATTATGGAACTGATTCTAGAAAATTAAATTACGAATCAATATACACCGCCCTCGAATTAATGAAGACGGATTGTTTAAGTAGACCAATCCGAAATATAGGATTCCCGAAAAATATGGGATGTAAATTGGCCGGAGGACAGTGGAATATAGTAGAATCAATGATAAGAAGTGTCTTCTCAGAAGAAGACGTGTCAGTTTACATCGTCGAATATACCAAATAATTATGGCCACCATTTTAAAAACAAAATCAGTTTACTATAACGATTGTAACTTAATTGCACAACCGTCACACCCATTATTAAAGAGTAGAAAAGATATACCCGTCGAATTGAATAGATTAATCGTGTCTCCTATGGACGCCGTTGTTGGAAAGACATTTGCTGTAGAAGCTACACGACTCGGACTTTCCGTATGTCTTCATAGGTTTTGTGACGCAAACCATCAACTTGAAATATTGAAAGCAATTAGGGACGCAAACCTAAATTTATCAAACGTATATGTCAGTATAGGATTAGAAGATTGGGACAGAGTTTCTATTCTCAAAGATTATACTTCTAACTGGCTGATAGATTGCGCAAATGGCTACCTTTCAACTATTAAAAATACGATACTTAAATTACAATCGAATACATCAATAACAAACTTAATGTTAGGTAATATTCATACAAAGGAAGGTGTCTCACTATATAAAGAATTCGATAATTGTGGATTCAATATAATGTTAAGAACCGGAATCGCAGGTGGAAGCGCGTGTGCCACGTCGGACATGACAGGTGTAAACCGTGGACAAATAACTGAAATAATAGAATGTTCAGATGAAGCTCAATTGTATAATAATTTCTATATCATAGCCGACGGCGGCATAAAAAACGGAAATTATGCAGCCAAATCATTCGGAGCTGGGGCCGATTATGTAATGTTAGGTGGATTCTTTGCTAAGGCTAAAGAAGCAGAAACCCATATTATAGGTGATGGCACTTATTGGGGAGGCGCTAGTACAAAACAACAAGAGAGATACGGTGGGAAACGTAGACACAGCGAAGGAAAGGTGTATAAGATTGAAGAAACACCTGCTAGTTTACAGGATCTCATCTACGGCGACAACGGAATCTGGGGCGGACTGAGTAGCACAATAAGCTACTCCGGATACAACTCTTTGACTGCCTTCATCGGTCACGGAGTATTTGAAATAAAAGAGAATAGCTTGCCGCCCGGAGGAAGATAACATGGATTCCACGCGACAGACTGTCAATAATTACCACGGTAGGTCGGCATACTTAGGATCAATATCGGATGGTCCAACTCCCCGTTTGATTCTGTCCGCTGCATAAGCAGCCTGAGAATCCGATTTCACCTTAGCTGAACTTTTTTGTTTTGCTCTCATCAATGCCCCAAATGCTTTCTTAGAAATGTCGGAATTATTTCCGGTTTTAATATCACTTAGAAGTTCATCCACGGTCAATGAACCAAACGTCTCGCTCTCGGAGATAACTTCCTTTATTAATGATTTTAGTTGTGATTTATTCATATGTGTATATATATGACGATGATGGCCAAACATATTGAATTTTTATCAAATTCGTAGAAAACATATACAGTTGATTCTACAATTCAGTTTTATTCCACTCATACTTTAGATGTCCACAATCCCATATTCTATCGTATCCCATTGACTGCATTATTTCCCACTCTGACATAGAGATATCGTGACCCAATTTTACAAGTTTGTGTTTTGGAAAATTGAATCGGTGAAGTCTACTGTCGTGATTTTTCATGTAAAAATAATTAGGTTTAGTAGTAGAAATATAGTTAAATCCATTTTTAGAATATACATTTGATATCTCAACTGAAAACCGCTGGTCTGCATAGGTTATTATTTTACTTGGATTTTTA